GATAATGATATATTAAGTACGGGATATAACTCATTCCCAAGAGGACTAAACGATAATGTGGTTCAGAGACAAGAACGACCTGAAAAATACTTTTGGTTTGAACATGCAGAAAGAAACGCCATATATAATGCAGCGAGAATAGGTGTATCATTAAAACAATCCACAGTATATCTAACTTCAGGACTACCATGTATGGACTGTGCAAGGGGTTTGGTACAATCGGGAGTAATAAAGATTGTATGTAAAAAACATTGTACTACTAAAAATTCAGGTAAGTGGAAAGAAAGTCAAGAACGATCTCTTATTTTGTTGAATGAGTGTGGGGTAGAAGTCGAGTTTTATTAAGTTTTCTTATTTTAACCTTTAAATCACCCGTCCCCTTAATAACTCTATGGAATTCACCTTCGGGGATATTAATAACTAACCCTTTAGTTATTTTAATTGGTAATTTATTATCCATTTGAAATGACCAATCACTCTCGTGTAAAAAAGTAACCTCACGATCTTCGTTATCGAAGTGCCATTTTAATTCAGATTCATTTATATCTTTTGAAAACACTCGTGTACTGTGGTTGTCGGATAATATTTCTCTATATGGTAAAGTATCCCCCATTAAAGTTTAAAGTTTGTTCTTTTACTTTGTTTAATAATGTCCATTAATGAGTTAAAAACGTCTTTCTCATTAATGTAAAGTCCTCTAATTATTATTCTACCATATTCTATTAAAGAAACCCCTGTTTCCCACTCATCATAGTCTTTACCTACATCACCTTCTTCCATTGCTATGGTAGCAAACATAGTTAAACTTTCTTCTACCATTTCGGCATTGTCTTTATCTAATCTATTATATGTGTAACGACCATCTTCATCCTCATCTTCTTCAGGATACATATCGGCCATATGGTAGTCAATATCTACCATATCAGTGTGAGATAAGTACTTAATTTTTGTCTGTTTGTTTCTTACGATAAACAAACCAGTTTTCTTGTCCCATAACAATAAATCAAACTGATCTTCAACGTCATCAAGTTCATCATCATAAAACCCCATACCCGAGGAATCAGGATACTCTGGTGGGTCGTAATAACCTTCAAATAAATTGTAAAGTTTCATATTACCAAGGATTAGAGGATTTTATACCTAACGCCTTACGATATCTTGCAATATTACAACTCCAATATCCTGCCTTAGTACGATCTTTCTTTTCACTACACTTATGTCTAGCTCTAAATGATTTAGCTGCCGCTTTGTTATTATTTCTAACTTTTAATTTCGGGTCACCAAAGGTTACTTTTTTAATAGTCCCTTTTGGAGTTTTCACGTATACCGCAAACTTCTTAGGTCCACCTGGTGTTCTAAAAGGTTTGTTTAATTTAACATTTCTACCTCTGTGTTTAGCCTCAACTAAATGTTCGTCTTGATTTTCCACAAATGGAATGTCTAAATAAACTTCTTTACCCTCATATAATCCTGTTTGTCCTAAATCAGTCTTTATTAAATCTAAATCGATTCCTGAGACTTCTAAGACATTATCTTCACTTAATTGACGTACTTCATTATATATATTGAAAAACTCATTAGAATAGATCCTATATACATTCTCGACGATTGGTAGGTTATTATCTATATGGTATTGTAGTCCTTCACTTAAAACTTTAGATTCATTTACTAAATTAAGTTTAGGTTCTTGAATGTCTAATTTTTTTTGTTCTAAATTGTGGAAAACCAAAGAGATTATTCTGTTCTCATCAATACTAGTGTATGTAGGGGTATTTCCCTTACCCTTCTTATTACTTTTTCTTTCTGCACGTCTTTTTTGACGAGTCATTTTCTTTTTATCTTTCTTAGTATATGAACTTGTGGTTTTAGGAGTCTTTTTACTGACTTTTTTGGACGGTCTACATTTAGGGTAACCTTTTCTCTTCTTGTCACCATCCGCATCTTTACGACCACATGGTGGGTGTTTACCATCTATTTTTCTAGATACATCAACCCATTTTTCTTTAAACCAACGACCCAAATCTTCTTGGAGGACCTCACCATTTGATAGGCAGTCTTCCATATATTTTTTATCTTCTTCGTTGATATGTATTTTCATTTTTCTATATTATTTCTTTGGTGTTGATGGTGGGTTTAAAAATTCTTGAAATTTCTTAGTTAGTTGTTCAAGTTCAGGATCATTCATACCATCAAGTAGATCACTTGAATATTGTTTTATAAACGATGGTGTTACAAACATGTAGGTATCTTTATGTATAGTTAACTCAGTACTTGTACTATGTTCTTTTATACAAGGTCCTATAGACAATGCTTGTGAATTTTGTTCAGTATCAAAAGTACATACAATAGCACTAATGACGGGCATACCTAACAAGTACTCACATACGAATATAATGTTACTTGCCTTCTTTGATGTATGATCCTTATTTCCTGAAATAGTTAATCCCTCTTTTCCAACCGAACTAACCATCGCCTTTGCAAATGCCAATCCTCCTACACCTGTGGCTAGTCCAAGAACCCCTTCTAATAGTTCCTTAGAAAACGTAGCTCCCCAAGAATTAGATTTATGATTAACATCTTCTTCGTTAACGTGTACGAAACAACCCGAAGAGTCTATTATTTTTTGTAATGCATCATAATCATAAAGAGATTTACCTTCATTATCCAACGCCTTTGTCATTGCACCAAAAAATACGGATACTTCCGCAAATACATCTCTTACTTCTTTTTCTATTGTTGCATTGGTCATATCAGTAGTTGCCATCATGATATTACCTGTTTCATTAAATACAAACCCTTTTTTAACTTCTTGGTTATTTGGGTCTTGTTGTGTTACTTTATCAGCCATATTATTTTATTTAAAATTTTATTTTTTCTTTTTACAGTATGAACCTGAACATCTTTTTTTACCATCTAAACCTTTAATTTTTCCTTTACAAACTTGGACCGCATAACCATTGGCATATGCACTTGGGTAAACGTCGAATTTAGATTTAGCCGCAGATATTCCTCTTGAACATAATTTGTTTTTCTTTTTTTTCTTTGCTTCGTGTAATTCATGACCATCTTCAGTTTGATTCATTAGGAAATCTAAAACTTGGTCCATATTTTCCTTCGCAACACTAACGTGGTCGTCTGCCCAATCATGACCATTTTGTAATATATCTTCGATTACATTTTTATCTAAGTTTAAAAGAATATCACATTGTCTACGTATTTGTTCAAGATTACTAAAGAACATATAATTCTCTGTTCTCTCTTCGTTGAGTGTGTTTAAATGTTTTTTTATTAATTTTTTAATATTGTCCATATCTAATAAGTATTTTATTTTTCGGATACAATTTCGAATTTTATTGCTTCGGGATAAAAAATCTCCTCGTTATGTTTAATACCCTTCACTTCTATGTAATATTCTCTTGGTATTAGTATTGAAGTATCTAACATAAAACTATTTTCATTGGTCACATCCATGTAAGTCCAATCAAAAACATTTACATTACTTACCCCCTCTTTAATATAGATACGATAGAAAACCTCATCAAACAATTCGTTTGTTGATTTACTAATTGTTCTAAATATTGTGGTTAGTTTTCTTACTTCACCCGATTTGATTTTTTCATTTTGTTTTATACCTGAATATTGTACAATATATTTATTGGATTCTTTTTGATTTTCACCAATACTAAATTTAGAAGAATATGGTTTAGGTATAAATTTTTGTGTTATATCGGGAAAAGTGTTTCCCTCGATTTTAATTCCTTTCCACACATCGTAGAAGAAACGTTTACCGTCACAAACCAATCCATCTATACCTAATATAACTCTGTAAACTCCTTTTCTAACTTTTTCAACAGTAAGATCGGTTAAACCAGATATCGGAGTTTTAGTTGAGTCTAAAATATCAACACTTGGTATTTGATCTAAGTCAAAGAAGTTGGTTTCTTTATTCACATATAAAAATAAATTCTGATCTGTTTTTTCTATAAAATTTTCACGATCATCAATAATCCTATCATCGAAGTTGGTTTCTAAGTAAGGTTCAAAAAATGTCTGTGTATATTTTGTAAAGAATGCAACCGATTGGTCTACTTCAGATGACAGATCTTCATAAAGAGGTTCAAATGCAACACCCAAACCATAATTTACTGTAGTACCCGTTAAAATTCCGTTTACGTAATCTGTTATATCTACATCTAAATTTTCATTACCATTATCAAACTGTTGTTCACCAATAATGGTTGGGTTATTAGAGTATACTCCCTCTGCAGACCATGAGTCTAAAGTTGTCCTTGAGAACCAATTTGAAGGTCTTATATCAAAAGTATCATTTCCTGTGGTGTAATCATATCCTGAATCTTCATAATCAAAACCAACACCCTCATCCCAATACTGATCTATTTTAAATAATATAAGTTTAAATGAAGTGGTTCTTTCTCTTCCTGTACCTCTTTTTGCACCTAAGAATGTCTCATCCCCAAAAATAGTGTTGGTCATGTGAATTCTATGTACTGTATTTGAGTTCAGGACGTAATCACCATTATCCACTTTAGATTTTAAACCATCTAAATCTAATTTTAGGATAAACTTAGAAAACCCTGACCCATAAAAAATTTCAGTTGCAGGGTTTTTAGAGGTATTAACCTTTAATCCTTTAATTATTGTATTGTTTTTCTCAAAATATGAACGATAGTATGACATCTTGTAATTAGTTTCTTATATAAATATCACTTAGTTTATTCTAATCGACTTATTTAAGATGTCATTTTCAAGTGTTTTTCTAAGTTCTACTAATTTATCCCAATCCGAGTAACCATTTTTTACCATTGGTTTTGTTGGTTGGTGAGCATGACCCGCAATAACTCTTGTTAAAATGTCTAAATAATCCAACAAGGTTTCACCTCTCACAGTTGCGTAGGTGTTAGGTTCAATCGAAGATAGAAGTTCTTCTTGAGTGTATTCGTATTTGTTTAACTTGTTGAATAATATTTTTTTAGTCCCCACAACATTTGTGTCGGTAGATATCATAAAAATTCTATCAGAAGATAATGTACTAAATGACTGTTCAAGTGTTGAAGAAACTGTTTTAAGTATTTTTTCTTTTTTCTTTTCTGTTTTTGGTTTTGGTGTTGGTTCATTCGGACTATAAACTAGACCTGAACCCATTACCGTAGTACCAAGACAAGAAGGTGTCACTTTACTTAAAAAGGTAGGGTTAGTTAATGTTCTCACAGGTCTGTAATAAAACGGGTGTAAATCTATTTTGGGTAGATTACCGTCGAACTTTCTAATACCCTCGGAATTCATTTCACATATGGTTTTCCGTATGGTTATATATGCTAACTCATAACTATCAACAGTTTGGGAGAATGAGGGTGACGACAAGGTACCATCTGTATTAATTAATTTAATTTGTTCAGAATAGTCTGATAGGTCTTGAGCAACATCACTGTTAAAGACGTTGGTGTTAAATGTTTGTCCGTAAATTTTCTTTACTTCATAAATGTACCAATCAATAACGTATTCCGACTGACCAGTTTGACTATTATTAATATTATACTCAACTATATAGGAAAGTTTTTTGAAGGGTACTGAGGTCACTTCAGTCTCTTCTTCTTTAATTTCTTGTTTTGTTCCAAATTTTTTCAAACTTAGAATTGATCTCTTTTCGGAAAGTATGGGGTAGTTTATTATATCGGTCCTAACTTTATCCGACGAACTATCTTTAGACACTAATTTACCACCTCTAAGAGTTAAACCATTTTCAGTGAATAAAACATCTGAACCATAGGGTCCATATATTGCGTAGTCTTTAAGATTAGATAATGTCCCTTCTGATTTTTCTTTAACATATGTCCCATTTTCTGAGAATACGTTGTTCATTTTTTTAACGTTAGATCCGTAACTAGTATTTTCTACTTGTCTAGCATTAGTTTGACTTTGGAAATCATGTACTGTGGTGAATGGTCCTGCTATGTATTCCCTGTTAACTAAATCATTTTCAGGATTATATACAATTATTTTTACCGCCTGACCTATTTCAGGTATAAAATTAATATTTGTGGGTAGAAATGGATTGGCAATAAAAGGATCGTTATCGTCCCATGGTTCATATTCCCTTGACTTCTCTATAGGTCCTGTGGGTGTACCTGTAAGTTTAACGCGTATTCTACCAATCCCCTTAGGGTCGACATTATTATCAACAATCGCCAAACTTATAATACTACTCATTATTTGTTCACTCTATTTAACATCTCATCGTTTATATTATTGTACAATTGCTCAATCTTATCCAAATGTTTAGTTAATTCTACAATACTATATTTTGTCTTTTCAAACTCATCATTTAAAAATTCTAAACCTTCCTCTAAATCTTTATTAGATTTTACTGAAGGTTCATTTGAAACCTCTAAAACTTTTTTTAAATCCATATTAGAACATTTTACCTGAAAAATTAATAAACCCTGGAGGTATAGGTATTGGTCCCATAGGAGACGCCAATACTGTAAACTTATTACCACCCTTGATGTGTGAGTTAGTGTCTATTTCTTCACTTTGACCATCTATCATACTTTTTACCATTCCCATCATTTCATTGGCCTCACCATATATAGGTCCCGTATTAAGACCCAAACCGGCCATTCTCTCAGCCGCGTTCATATACGCTCTATCCGCACTATACCCCGGTAACAAATCTGAAAAACTAAGTAATATACCAGGTATATTGATTGTGGGACCTCTCATATTTATCGCCCCTAATATCGTGTCTATTATTGCTTGGAATATTGCCAAACAATTATCAAGACCACGAGCCAATATTTTTCTAATAAGTGCGATAATTGCTAAAAGTATTCTTCTGAATCTTTTAAATTTATTTGTGATTATCTTTAACGCAATTTCTTTAACAAAATTTAAAAGGTCTCTTTTAATAAATCCCCAAAACTCTTTTATAAATCTCCAAAAAACATCTTTTATTATTTTGAAGAATAGTTTTGAAAGTTTTTTCATTATGTCTTTTACATCACCCGCAAATCCCTTTATCTGTTTCCATGCAACAATTATAGGGAACATCATTTTAGGTGATATTATTGATGAAACTAATGCCTTTGGTACATTTAAGATAAATAAATTTATAAGTTCTAAATTAATATTATCTATTGGTGCAAAATTGTCACTCTGTATTGCTGAATTATTTGCCGCGTTTGCCAAGGTTGAATCCACTAATTGACCTAAATCTCCATTTTGTGAGAGGTAAACAAAATCTTCAAAATTATCGGATGAGGACGGTACTTCAAAATTACCACAATCTACGAATCTAAGTACTTTACGATATCTTGCATCTTCATCATCTAAATCTATACCCTCTACATCATTGAAATCGAAATACGATTCAATATCTTGATCGTTCTCATTAAATTGTTTACTCGTTGTTTGTATAAGTCCCGAATCTTCACTTGGAGAGTTACATATTTTAAATAACTTATTACAGAGTTTGTTTAATTCATTAACCGCCTTATCAAAAACAGGTGGATTCTCACCATCTCCTTGTAGAGTCATTAACATTGCGGTTTTAACAATATATTCAAAACTAGGTTGTTCAATACTACTGTAGTAATCCCCAACAAACTGACCTACCTTAGGTACGGTACCACCACCACCTTGTAATCCACTTACATCGTACTTTTGAGTACCGGCATTCCAATTTAAATCAAATAAACTCGCACCTGAATTGGAACTAAAAGTGTATGGGTTTGAGAAAGTGTCGTAAAAATCTCTATTCATTTTTACATTACCCGTACTACTATTTGGGTCCTCATACATTATTAGACCTACTTTGGAGTTGGGTTCGGTTTGTAAAACTTCTAAGAAGTCAAACTCTTTAGGTGAAATAGACATTGTGTTTGCGGGCATATCTGTATCTACACCACATATACTTGTCTCCTCATCTACAAACAATACTTTTTTAACGGCATCTGCAACAATATTTTTAGAGTCTTCAGAGGTTATCCTTGCCGACTCCATTGCATATTTCTTAATCTTATTACCTGATATTAATTTATCATTAACCTGAATGTCGTTACTTTTATTACTAAGAAACCCAGACGCAACATCTATGATCGAACTGAATATATCGGTTTTCTCACCTTTTTTCTTAAACTTAGATTTTAGACCATCTATTTTGGTCTGTAATAGTTTATCGGTCTTGGTTATACCATCCGCATAAATGTCATATAATTCGTCAGTGTTTAATTTAGGATCATCATTGATCTTTTTAATCACATCGATTTTAGACTTTAATTTATTTCTAAGTTGTTTAACCTTACTCATTACATCTTATAATTTTGAGTATTATCTGTGGGTTCATCATCCTCTCTCATAAGTTTTTCCAGTAAAATTCTATCCTCTTCGGATAGGTCCATTTTACCCCCTGACTGTGGACCACTACCTCCTGTTTGTTTAAGGAGTGTACTTTGTAATTTCACAAGGGAAATTTTCTTTTCAGTACAATCGTTCATGATCTTCTGTTGTTCTTTAATAACTGGTCCAATTACACTCATATCTTCCGCTTCTTTCATAAAACTCAACATCTTTTTAGTAATCATACTAGCCGTCTGTTTTTGTTCAACAATGTCGTTATATATTTCTTGCATAAGTGCAAGTGCAGAATCAGTATCTAAAGACAATAAATTCTTTTTCCTTCTCATACCTATAAATAGATTGTTCTAGTAATTTATAAAATCTAACTTCAATACCTCATAGAGTTTTTTAAACTTTTTCATAGCAACTCTTATTTCTTTGGTAGATAGTGAAGTCATCTCACGTAAGGATAATAGAATTAAGTTTTTATTAAACTTATTACCTTCACCCACTTGAAATATCTTTTCAAAGTTGGTAAAGACCTCAACAAGGGCATATCCTAACTTCTGTTCATTCTCATTAAGGGTTTCTTCTTCGATAAATTTTTCTAATTCAACCGTAAGTTTATTTACGACATCCTTATAATCTATAATTTCTTCGTCTATAATGTAAGAAAGGTCCGCCCTATCTTCAATCCGTGAGGATATGTCTTCATAGGAAACAGACCTGTTCATTAGTTTTTGGTCTTTCTGTATTGTACCCATAAGGTAATTTTTACAGATAGTACCGAAATAGGAATATGCTTTATAATTTTTAGTCGTATCAAACTTACTGATCTTAGTCATTAAAAATGATAATGTATCAGTATGTATTTGTTCGAAATTATAGTCTTTCCTATAAAGTTTGTAACGGCGAATTATACTTTCCACCATTATTTTGAGAGGTTCTCTTAAATATTCATTAAATATCTTATTCTTTTCGTCTTCGTTTTCTGATTCTAAAAATCTTACTACCGCTTGTTCTTGCTCCTCCCCAAAGTACATTTTTTGGGTTCTTTTTCTGGGCATTAATTGTCTACGTATTCTACTTCTCGTTTATTCTTGAAGAAAAATTCTTTTTTAGCGGTCTCCAACCAAAACTTAGCTTCACCATCACCTAATTTGTGATCGTCTGAGTTTTTATAGGACCAAAATAATGAGTCTTCTCTAAAGTTTACATGTCTATACCCAACTTGAGGGATAGTGGCCACTTTAGCGCCGTTATGAGTTAATCTCAATAAAAACTCATAACTAAATGTGAGTTTAATATTATCTTTAAATGAACCATTTTCTTTAATAACTTCTGTTTTATAGAAACCACCACTTGTTTGGTAATTTTGATAATCTAAAAGTATTTCATTACTTAGTTCTCCTTGGTTCTCACTGAAACCATATGCCCAAACAGATTCATTTGTAAAATTCAAAAGTTTACCTTCAGAATTAACATCTTTAACGATTGGTAATAGGATATCCGCGTCAGGGAAAAGAGTATGGTATGTTCTAAATGACTTAATCCAATTAGGTGTGTATTCATCATCTATCTCCAATATTGAAAACCATTCAGTTTCACAATTATCAATTCCCAAATTTACTTGAGAACAGAAACCTGTGTCCCCTTCATTGATTACTATATTAACATCTAATTTATCTGAAATACTATCTTTTTTTAGATCTCCCAAGACATTTTTAGGTCCCACTAATAATAGGGAGACATCGTCATGAAACTGTTCTACAGAAAGTATTGCTCTTGAAAACATTTCATTATATTCACCTTTCAAATCGTGAATAGGTAATATTACGGTTATATTTTTCATGCTGTTTCTTCTTGTTTTAATTTATCCAACGCTTCTGACAATACGTTTAATCTTCCTTCTTTAAGTGAATTAAAAATAGATGTCACATTGTTATCGATTATATCACTATCGTATGGTATTAGTGTTTCTCTCATTTTTTCTTTTACTTCGTCAGTAATTGTTACTCCTTCCAACCACGCTAAAACGTAAGTACCTAGTAGTTCTACAATTTTATTTAAATCATAAGTCCATATACCATTCTCGGACAACCACTCAGGTTCTGTTGTAGGTATTTTACCAATAACTGGTACTTCACACTTCATTGACTCCAAAGGGAACGTCCCAAAAGTAGAATCATCGTCCATCCAAACAGAACAAATACATTCTTTTAATTGGGTAGAAAATTCTTCATAGGTTAATTGTACCATATCTTTAAATGTAACCCATCTTAGTTGAGGGTACTTTAAATAGAATTCTGATATTACTTTTCTATGTTGACCTCGGTCTCTCGCACTAATGGCAATAAAAGGTTTGGTAGGGTTTTCTGAAGGAGAGAATCCATCACCAATCTTTGGTGGATTTACGTGAATCAAATTCTCAGGGAAAATACTTTTTATATATTCCTTAGATTTTTGTGTTGTTGTAATTACTTTATCAAAACCATAATCACTCCATCTACTACCAACAGGTAGGGTTTCAAATATATATTCGGTTTGTTGTACTAACATAACCTTAGTACATTTAACTGATGCCAGTTGTTCAAGTACGTTAGAGTAGTATTCAGGTACCACTAAAATATCTTCAATACCCATTTGAACTTGATCCTCTTTTATACTCACAATTGGTATATCTTTAAATCTGTCACCTAACCACGAATTAACACCTACGTAGTTTTTATCTTCAACTAAAATGTATGCATCTAACCCACTTTCTCTTAAAGTGTGTACGGTGTCATATATGTATTTAACTGACGCCCTTGCATTTGTTTTAGTATCATATGTAAGAAAGTATAACTTATGTTTGTTAGATTTTAACCTATCATACGCACTTTCTATTTTTTCCAAGTTTTCTATTTTTTCACTCATATTCTTCTTTAACTAAAATACCATATTTTATTAGTGTGTTAAACGCAAATTTAAATGGTAATGATAATTCTGAATTAAGTAATCCTAACCCGTTATCGTCCACCACATTCTCAGTTAAAATAGTATCTATACATTGTTTAACCGCATCGTATTTAAACACGTTTATTGTTTGTTCCACTTGTAGTGGTTCCCCCTTATCATTCTTGATCGGTTCGACTTCTAATTCGCACGTCTCAGTAATTTTGCTAATGTTGAGATAATAATATTCTCCGAAGATTTCAACCATGTCTTATCTATTTCTGTTAATTTATGTATTTCTAATTGATTTGTAAAGTGTTGGTTATAGTCAGTATTGAACTTTACAACCTTCTTATTTTTAGGACAATGATCAATAACTGTTTTATTGTCCGTTATCCATAAATCACAATTTTTCCAAAGTTTGGGTATTTCACTAGACATGGTAAACTTAACGTTATTACCCATAAAACCGTTTTTAGAAAGAAAGAACAATGTAGATGGTTTAGATTTACCTAATTGATCTAAACCTATCAGAGTAAAGTTATGTTCCTTATTTTCATATATAAGATTATTTAAATCATGAAATGCCTTTAAATAACTTTGATTTGCATGTCCAAATATTTCCATAGCATAATCAATGAAAATAAAATTATCGAACTCACTTTTAGATTGGTATAAATAACTCTCTAATAAGAAGTTATTTTTAACTGGTTCTATAACACCGTACTCAAACGAATTCTCCTCATCGGTCTTTTCATCAGACTCCCTATCTAAATAATAATCTTTATAGTGGTAATCAAACTTTGCAATTGTGTTACGTAAAACCCCATCTATGTTTATTAAAATCTCCATATTAATAATATAATAAATTTATTGTTATAAGTAAAGTTAATCGTATCTTTTTAATATCTTACCAATTATTGGGTTTCTAACAATGTCCTTAGTTCCAAACTCATATACACCCACATTATTTAAATCCATTAATCTACTCTTAGCATCATAAAGACCACTTTTAGTTTTATCTTTAAATTTATCTGATTGTTCTAAATCCCCCGATATAAAGAATTTAGAATTAAAACCAATTCTTGTTAAAAGTAGTTTCATTTGTGCCGGTGTGGCATTTTGGGCCTCTTCGAATATTAGAATAGTATTATCTACATTCCATCCCCTCATATATGCCAATGCGGCAACCTCAATAAACCCCTCATCTTTTAATTTAGTTTTGTTTTCTTTACCGATTATTTTATTTAAAAGGTAATATGATGGGAAAATATATGGGTCTAACTTTTCTTCTAATCCACCAGGTAATGAACCTAATTTCTCTTCGGCCTCAACAGCGGGTCTAACAATTATAATTTTTTCATATTTGTTATTATCATTCCACAATAAGTCACACGCCTTTTTCATAGCGATATACGACTTACCCACACCCGCAGGTCCAAAACATAATGTTATTTCATTATCTTCTAACGTATCCCAATACTCTTTTTGGGACTCTGTTAGAAATTTCTCTCTTGGTTTTTTAAATATCTCTTTTATTCTTTGTTTTGATGATACCTTAGTACCTGTACTTTTTCTTTGAGCCATTAATTATGTATATGTGTAACCTTATTTACCTGTCGATCCAAAACCTCCTTCTCCTCTATCGGTTTCGGATAATTCAGTAACTTCAGTAAATTTTATTTTGGGGTAGGGTAAAATCATTAGTTGACATATTCTTTCCCCGTTCTCGTAAATAGTGGATTGGTTAGATCCTTTATTAATGTTAAATGTTGCCATTATTTCTCCTCTATATCCACTATCTATAACACCGACAGAGTTACTTAACTCCAAAACGGTCCTACGAATTGAGGATCTTGGGAATACTAAACCAACATAACCTGAAGGTATTTCTAATGAAATTCCTGTACTGTACGTTACTTGGTTTGTTTGTTCATTCAATGTATAACTTACACAATGTAAATCCACACACCCATCACCTTTTTTAGAATATGTTGGTGTAACTGCGTCTTTGTGTAGTTTTTTAAATTTACAACCAATACTATATTCATAAGGAGTATTAATAGTATCACCTACACCAACACCTTGAGAGTTTTGTACATGATCCATAGAGTCCGACGTTAATTTATTTAACGTCTCGGACACCTCATTCATAAAAGACTCATCTATGTTATCCTCGTCCTCTTCTGAAAGGATTTCCTCAAAACCTTCTAACTTTTTTAGATATTCCTCTAATGTCTTTTTATCCATGTTTTTGTTCAAATATTGCCAACTCAAACCCTTGTTTAACGATTTGTGCTAATGGTGTTGAATGGTATTTAGATTGTAAATCATTATCACCTTTATCAGAATTAACTATCGTCTGATATTCTTCTTCACTTAATTTAACTCCATATATTGAACAATAATACGCTGATCTTTCACCTACTCTCATAGATACCAATTCATCGTTGAATTCATACATTTTACCCAACTTATTTCGGTGCCATTCACTCTCATTTGGTACAAATAAAAATACCTTACCTATTTGTGATAGGATTGTACATTTTAATATACTATCAATGGATTGTTGTAAATTTTCAGGTAAAATACTATTAACCTTAACCGCGTATTTAGATGCAATAAAAACATGTTCTATTAAACCACCGGGATAGGCACCGTACATATCTAATGTAGTTGATGCGGGGGAAGTAAAAAGATCATCACCTAAGAATTTAAGTAAATCAGATGTTAACACATCATATTTCTCCGAAGTCTCAAGTAACTTCTTTTTATTATTTTCTATTTGTTCTTTGTTTAACATAATGTTATCCTTTATAAAGTTCAGGTGTAATTGCTGGATCTAAAACACATTCAACCGCCATTTTAACGATTGAGATACTTTCACTTGATCTCATATCTTCCGATTTATATTTGTTTAAGACGATTGTTGCCTCTTCTACAGACTCTGCCTGTACGACATATTTTACTTTGTCTAATCTTGGATTTCCGTTTCTATCCAATTGTTCTTTTTCGTAACCTACTGTTGCTAAATAATACATAATTTTACTTTTTTATAATTGATTTTAAAAATTCCACTCTATCCTTAGAAACAGTGGCGAGTGAATATTTTACCTTTACTGTTTCATATAGTTTATTACCTAAGTCTTCTATCATATTAGGGTTGTCTATTAGTTTCTTCATATGTTTACCCCACTGTTTGTGGTTTTTATTTGTCGATACTAATAAGGAATTACCTTTAGGATTAATTCCACCACCTCGTTCAACCGAAGAAACTAAATCAATAAGATAAGGGTCTTCTTCTGTTGCAATAATGGCCTTCTTATGAAATCCCGCTTCAATCACCTTTAGTTGTGATTTATTAGAATTAAATTCGGATTTAACTAATGGGGCTAAAGACACATCAAAATAGTTGTAATTAGATGCGTACTTATTTATATCCATTGTCCATCTACGAACATAAGGTTGATTTAATTCTTCAGGGAATTGCGTTTGTGTAAATGTCTGTAAATGGTTCTTATAATTTTCGGAAACAGATTTATAATCATTAGTGAATATTTTTTCATACTTATACCATACAGTTTCCGTAGGTTTAATTGGTCTTTCTGACATCTCCCCTGTTTGACGGTTTATGGTTTTCATATTACCTCGTAAATCAAACCCACACAACACAAATTGACTTTTATCTTTGTATTGTTGAGTAATCGTGGAGATACCACTTTTAATTAATTCAAGATCATATAAGTGGGAAGACCCACCTAACCAACCAAATCTAACTAAGTCAGATTTCAATGGTTTTGGTTGAAATTGAGATTCCTTTTCGTTTACTGCATTTGGAAAAACCGAAACATTCTTTATCCCTAAAAGACTTTTAATTGTTTTTTGGTAAATAGGTGTTGTGGTTGTAACGTAATCCGATTTCTTAAGTAAATCTGCACGGGCCTTACTATAACCATTTCTTTTAAATGTTTCGTAGTTTGGATGTCTATGATCCACCCTCCAAAAATCGTCAATATCCATAACAACTTTAATACCTTCTTTCCTTAACCAATCGATACGATCTAAATTTAATTGGGTATTACCTCTGTGTATGAATGAGTGAAAATATACAATATCGTAATTTTCGAAGAACTTATTTTCATTAGGTACGTCGAATACAAGATCAACATGTACTTCATCGGAATGGTTATCACCAATATAAGTAAATGGATCTATGATTCTATATTTCCCAACACCGTGACTATCTGACGGAATTGCGAGTACTCTAACTTTTGACATATATTATTGTTATATATCAAAATATAAGAAAAAAATATGATGAAATCAATCCTTACTTAGACTTATTTACTCCAGTAATTTTACCTTTGAATATTGAGTCCCCTACTTTAAGTACTAAGGTTTCGTTAATTGACGCGGTTTTAGATGCCGTTAAAATTAATTCTAATTTTCGGTCGACAATTTCTTCTAAAGTGTCTTTGATGGTTTCTTTTATAAGTGATTGAAGATCCGAGTTATTAGGACTTTCCGAAATTACTTGTTTAGTATTAGGTGTTGATTTTTTAGGTGACGACATTCCCTCTTTTTCCATTAATTTTTTTGCACCTTCTAATAAACCCATATCTAAACCGTCGCCTAACGAAATTTGATCCATAGTAGGTATTGGGTTGTTAATCATAGCTTGTTTTATTGAATCGGGTAATTTAGAATTATTAATCTTGTCCTCATTTACCACATTAGTGGCAACGTTTCTTGTGTTTGGTTTCTTTTCTATTTGGGATACCGCATCACTGGCATTTTGTTGTAAAACAGATTCATCTATATTACCTTTAGTGTAGTCCCCACCATCAACCTTAGTCATAACTTTTTTAGCGTTAACTAATTTAGTCATAAGATCCTCCGCACTTATAGGTTTTGTATTTAATTGAGTATTTGACATTGTGTTATAATTTATTAAAATATAGACTTTTATTTTTTATTTATAAAGTAATCTTTTAATTCTCTTTATGTTCTCATTCAAACCATCGTAATCATTTGTTTCATCCTCTTCCTCCTCATCTGAATCATCAATTACGGGTGGTTCTATACTTGGTTTATTTTCAGGTTCGGGACTTGGTAATTCATCACTTTGTGGTTCTATAGAAGTTGGTTCTACTTGTTGAGGTTCTACGGATGGTTCTACTTGTTGAGGTTGTGGTTCAGTTTGTTGAGGTTGTGGTTGTGGTTCAGTTTGTTGGGGTTCTGCGGATGGTTCGGTATCCTTAGTTACTTGAGGTATTTCTGACCAATCGGATGTCACGTATGTTGTTGACATTGATTTATCATCACCTTCCTTATATCCCGGTCTTTTTGTGTCAAAAGTTTCTTGATCAAATATCTCTACTTGACTTAACCTAGAAACCATAAATGTCCTCCAATTATTTTTACTAAATCCCGTCTTTGATCTTGACGGGGGTTGTACCCAACCTCTAATGATCATGTTTCCTTTTTTAGATAGTCCTAATGCGACTACCTCCACTTTTACTCTACGTCCGGCCTGAACTTGATCTCTTGGTCCATTATAAAAAAAACTTATTGGGTTTCTTTTTTTAATTGCATTAGCCAACGCTTTAGGTTTTGACGCTAATTTTGGTTCAGATTGTTCACCTATTAAAAACTTATATATATCTTTAAATAATTTCATTAAAAATCGGGATAACCACTATTACCACTATATTGGTTCCTTGCAATACTTTGGTTTCTTTCGTTTATATCTTTTGATGTACCTACACTATTATTGTTTTCTGCTCTACCTTTTTCATCGCCATCAGAAATTGCATTAGGGTGTACTAAACTATATGAATTGTTTTCATCATATATGTTTCTTGCTTGATTATCTAAACGATTATTTATATCGGTTTGTGAACCAACCTGATTATTATTTTCACCTTTACCTAAGTCATCTCCGTCCGACAATGCATTAGGATGATTCACACCATACCCATTTAAGTCATTACTGTATTTGTTTTGTGCAATTATTGCCGCTCTTGTATTGATGTCAGTTATAGATCCAACCATTTGGTTATTCTCACCTTTACCTAATTCATCTCCATCAGATATTGCGTTAGGGTGGTTTACACCATAACCATTACTTGAGTTGTATGAGTTTCTAGATACATTATCCACTCTTGTTTGATTATCTGTTAATCCACCAACTTTTCCGTCATTCTCTCCTTTACCCAACTCATCCCCATCAGAAATTGCGTTGGGGTGATTAATACCGTAACCGTTATCAGAGTTGTATGAGTTTCTTTTTATGTGTTCTTGTCTTTGATTTTGGTCGGTTATTGTACCTACTTCACCATTTCTCTCACCTCTACCAAACTCATCTCCATCAGATAATGCGTTTGTGTTTTCAATACCATAACCAAAGTTAGGACCATATTTATTTCTACCTAAGGAATCAATTCTTGTGTTAATATCTGTACTTGAACCGACTTTACCATTATTTTCTCCTTTACCTTTATCGTCCCCATCAGAAATTGCGTTGGAATGGTTAGAATCATAACTCTTTGTTTTTTGGTAATCATTTCTTGACATTGATTCGTCTAAAAATTGTTTTGATATTTTTTCTATTTGACTTGCCATTATAATAATTTTTTAATTCTCTCAACATCCTCAAAAATACCTAACGATGAAATGGGACTAACTGAAGTTTTATCTGAGTTAGATTTCATCATATTTCTTGGGATTGAGTAATTTGTTTTCTTATCGTGTTTCGATAGGTAAGGGTTTTTTCTTATGTCATCCAATTGTGCAATATTGTCTGCCCTTTTTTTAGATTCTTTATTGTTTTTAATAAGGTTTCTTTCTCCGTTTAAAAACTTTTTACACCATTCTAACATTTTATCTCCCCCCGCCAGATGAAATTGGTTGTGGTCACTCTCTTTATCCATGTTCTCTAAATCATGAATAATTCTTTTTGCTTGACCATAAGTAATATTCTTAGTTCTAAGTAAATTCTTAGCCCGTTGTGTACCGTCTATCGTCTTATCACTTAATGAGTTAAAAAACTTAAGTATATAATCACAAATATCTTCAGGTACTTTAAAAACCCTATCTTTAAGATCTCTATTCATTATCGTCTAGTAATTTAGTTATATCTGATACGTTTAAATTATTTTTCTTTAATGATCTTTTTAAGGAATCTAATTGTCTTTTTAAGATTGGGTTAATTTCTTTTTCACTATCATTAACAATCTCTTTGTGATCACTTTTCTTAGAAAGAACTGTCTCAACGTAATCTTTCATGAATTTTTTTGGGTTCTCCACAAGTCTGACTTTATCCTCGGGTAATTTTTCGTCATATCCCATTGATTCTAATCTTTTCATTGCATCATCATGAGTTAATCCTAATTCACCCGTAAAATGTTTATATGCCTTTTTAAAGTTTTCGTCGTCACCTAACGTATCATCATAACCTAACGATTTAGTTAAATCACTTTCAGCCCAATATCTAAGTGAGGTATGTGTTCCGTGAACACCATGTGTTCCCTGTGAACCACCAACCGCCTTAGCCGTTTTATCTGTTGTTTTCTTTGATGTTATTCCTTTAGCGTGAAAGTCGGATGCTTTACCACCTCTTTTGATATTTCCTTTTGCATCTACTATCTCATCAACATCACCCTCTTTTTCAGCAACTTCAGGAATTTTTTCAAAGTCAGTGTCCTTAGACATTTCGTCCGCCATTTTCTTCCACTTAGCTCTTTCTTTTTTAGTTAGACTCTCATCATTGGCCTTTGCATAGAAAAAACCTTGTTGTTTTTTAGAGGTAAATTTCTCTTCTATTACCTGTTTTATAAAATTATTCATAGAAAGTTGTTTTATTATAAATATCAAATGTTATGAAAGATATTTATAAGAGTATGAATAGTCAAGATATTTTAAGGAATTTAGGTATTAGTGTCGATGTTGTCCTCGATAATTCGGAGACTTACGATTATGAAATTGCGGGGTTTAACAACGATTATGACCCTAAATTGTTGGATTTTGGTAATTCTATCACCTTTGACACACCTATAAAAAAAGATTTAAGTGATGACGATTCTACTATAGAAAATATCAAACTTTGTGAGTTCGATAATACAGTAAATGACCCAAACTACATTTATTCAGGTTTAACTGTTACATTTAATTATGATGATTTTACTGATCATTTTAATATTTTGGATAGTGAAGGAAATATTATACATGACTATGAAAATTTTATTTTAAACAATGATCTTTTTACATACACGGGAATAACTGATGAAACACATTACTTTTTTATATGTGAGTATCCCGATAGTGCAACACCGACACCAACGGCCACAATAGAACCAACAAGTACCCCAACTCCAACACCTACAAGTACGGAAACTCCTACACCGACGGAAAGTAGTACGCCAACACCTACACCAACAGACACTCCATTACCTACAAGTACAGAAACCCCCACACCAACATCTACGGAGACACCAGTACCTACAAGTACAGTAGAACCAACACCTACGAGTACAGTAGAACCAACACCTACGAGTACAGTAGAACCAACACCTACAGATACACCTATTCCAACTAGTACGGAAACTCCAACACCTACAGATACACCTATTCCAACTGCAACCAATACACCTACACCTACGAGTACTGAAACACCAACTCCAACACCAACACCTACGGGGTATACCACAACTTTAAATGTGAGTACTGTTCAAAAATTCACACCATCACTTTCAGGGTTAACTTTATGGTATGCTGAGGTTACACAATCATACGTTAACAATCAAAATCAATACGACGCTACATTGAATTGGATTGAGGTAGGAACCTTTAACCCAATTGGTGACTGTTCACAGGGAAGTGGTCCTTCAAATACTCTCAGTATCATTTTATCGGGAGATCATTTGAGTTTCATTTATACATTAATCCATTTTAGAGACTCTAACGGAACCGTTATATATGGTTCTCGAATGTCGTCCTTATGTAATTACAGTTGGCAAAACGAATACCACAAGAAGTCAGCTTCACAGATATTGAACACGAACCCAAGTTACAATTTACAATTTTCAATATATTCAAACACTCTATCACTTGTACCACCAACACCAACAGACACACCAGTACCTACAAGTACTGAGACCCCTACCCCTACACCTACGGACACACCAGTACCTACAAGTACTGAGACTCCTACCCCTACGGAAAGTAGTACTCCAACACCTACACCAACAGATACTCCAGTACCTACAAGTACAGAAACACCAGTACCTACGAGTACCGAAACACCTACACCAACGGCAACTGTAGAACCCACACCTACGGACACACCAGTACCAACTAGTACTGAAACTCCTACACCAACACCTACGGACACACCAGTACCAACTAGTACTGAAACTCCAACTCCAACACCTACGGATACACCAGTACCTACAAGCACTGAGACTCCTACCCCTACACCTACGGATACACCAGTACCTACAAGCACTGAGACTCCTACCCCTACACCTACAGATACACCTATTCCAACT